CACTAATAAAATTACGGAAGAACGTCGTGAGGCTTTACGAGACCGTATGGTTGAAATGCGTAAGAAACGTAAACCTGCTGAGTATAAAAATATTCATCCATCAGTTCTTGCAAAACCTGAAACTGATAAGTTATCACATAAGAATGTTAAATTGTGGATTAAGGAAGCGAAAGAGACGGCATCGGCTCATGCAAAAAATGCTCGCAGTCGCACTATATCGCCTCAACAACAAGCACACTCATTGGCATTATCAGAATCTAAAAAGGCATACGTGAGACAAATGGAACATTATTTAAAACGAGGTGATTGGATTTCTGATTTTATGGGATTGCAAGAGAATGAACGGACTGAATGGAGATGTACAGCAATGGCATATTATCCTGATGGTACACCAAAACGTACTGTAGGTATTTGGTATCCTGATATTGGTATGAAATGGGGAAAAGATATGGAAGAAGATTCCTTTAATAAGGTTGAACAGAAGTTTGACCCCACTATTTCAATTACTGATACTATTTTTAGGGAAAATGAACATAAACTAGCATTATGATTTTAGTTGACTACAGCCAGATTGCTATTGCTAATATTATGCAATCTGTAAAACAAGGTGTAAATGAAGATATGGTTCGCCATATGATTTTGAATACATTGCGAATATATCGTAATAAATTTCATGATGACTATGGTGAACTTGTATTATGTTGTGATTACTCAAATAATTGGCGTAAAAAAATATTTGAGCATTATAAAGCACCTAGAAGGGCACAACGTAAAAAATCAGATTTTGATTGGAACCATCTTTATTCAATACTAAATAATATTAGACAAGAGTTACAAGAAACCTTCCCTTATAAAATAGTTTACCTTGACCGTGCGGAGGCAGATGATGTTATTGCAACACTTGTTATGAACCGTGAAGAACGACTGAACGGTGTAGTGATGGAACATGAACCTATATTGATATTGTCTAGTGACAAAGATTTTATTCAATTACAACGATTTGAAAATGTAAAGCAATATTCACCACTCAAGAAAAAATTTCTTAATACAGATAATCCAAAAACTTTTTTATATGAACATATTCTTAAAGGAGATACTAGCGATGGTATTCCTAATGTTCTGTCTGCTGATGATACATTTGTTGTAGCTGAGAAACGGCAAAAACCATTGTCAAAGAAAAAATTGGCTGTATGGTGTGAATTAGAACCAGAGCATTTTTGTGAAGGTGAGATGCTACGTAATTATCAACGTAACGAAATGTTGATTGATTTGGCTCATATACCGTTAGACTTACAAAAACAGATTATGAACATGTATTATGAACAACCAAAAAAGGGTCGTTCAAAACTTTTTAATTATTTTGTTAAACATAAACTCAAACATCTTATGGAAAACATAAGTGAATTCTAGGAACAAAAATGCCAGCGAAACTGACCTCCGCAATTTTGAAACAAGCTAATGATATTGAAAATAAAGATGAACGTGTAACTTGGTTACGAGAAAATGCAACTTATGCGGTTCGTGGTCTGATCAATTTCAATTATCATAAAATCAAATTTCTTTTACCTGAAGGAGAACCTGATTTGGAAGGTTTGGAAATTCGAAAGGAGGCGGAAGATTTTGTGCTTGGTACAGAATTTTCTCATCTTAATCATGAAATGAGAAAGATGTATCTATTTCATGAAGGAGGACATCCAACATTACAACAACATAAAAGAGAATCATTATGGGTTAATTTGATAACTGGTCTTCATGCTGAAGAACGAGATGATGTTTCCCATATGAAAGATAAAAAACTTCAAGAGAAATATCCTAATATAACTCAGGAAGTTGGGCATTTAGCATTTCCTGATTTGGTAGAGGAGCCAACCCCTCTCAAGGAGTTACTTCGGGACGATAAAGGACGATTTATTCAAAAAACTAAACCTAAGAAGAAAAGGAAACCAAAGTGAATGTAATAATGTTTTGCGCTGGCCTACATCCAGAGTTACGTCCTTTTACGGATTACAATCCAAAATGTCTACTCCCTATAAATAAAAAATCTATTCTAGACCATAATTTAAATTTTTTAGAACGGTATAATTTTAAAAGTGTTATAGTTGTGCAAAGTTTTTGTGCTCCTCAAATGGTACTTGCGTTACAAAAATATACTGGTATAGTAAATGTTAAACAAATTACAGAAAGAACTATATTAGGAACTGCAAGGAGTATAGTTAATTATACGTTAGGCGTAGACGAAGATGTAATAATTATGAATGGTGATAATATTTATGATTTTGATTTGAGAGAACTGTATGATTTTCATCTAAAAAGCCGAAATTCCTGCACACTGGGTATACATGATGTTACAAAAGGCGAAAGCCGTAAATCTGTAATTAAATTGACTGGACATGGTATGATAGATAAGTATATAACACGTCCTAATTTTAAATTTAAAATACCAACAACTGTAAATGCTGAAATTTGTGTAATGAATCCGAAATTTCGGGAAAAAATTGATGTCAGAAAAGATTATGATTTTTGGACTCAGACATTGAAACGTAATTCGGATGATATTTGCCCATTTCGCATTAATGGTGTGACTAGTATTGACTCTGCGGATGAGTATGCTAGAATACACAATACATATAATTCAATTGACCATTTTTTTGCTGGTCGGGAAAGATATTAATGCCAACATATGTTTATAAGTGCGAAAATTGTGAAATTTTATTTGAAGAAACATTTGTAGAATATGAAAATAGAGATGCTCCTACAGAATACCCTTGTCAATCTCCTGCTTGTGGTGGTAAAATAAATAGAATTCCGGCTATGCCTCTATTTGCTTATGATAATGTTGGACCAAATAAAAAACCTGACAATGCATTTAATGATAAATTAAAGGAGATTAAACGGTCTCATCTTGGGAGTAACATAAATGTCATCGAATAGATTTATACATGAGAATACACTTGGAGATATTGAACTTACTACAATATATGAGAATGGTAAACGTTTATATATAACTCCTACTAATGAAAAATATCCTTCCGTTACAACTGTTCTTTCCAATTATAAAAAAGAAGGTATAATACAATGGCGTAAACGGATTGGAGAAGAACAGGCTAATAAAATTTCCACACAAGCCTCTAGACGAGGCACCAAAGTTCACAAACTCTGTGAAAATTATTTAAATAATGAAGATGCCATATTTGAGAGTTATACACCTGATAATATAGTGATGTTTAAGAGCATACAACCTATATTAGATGAGCTTGAAGTTGTCTATGCTCAAGAACGTACATTATTTTCCCACCATTTAAAAACTGCAGGAAGAGTCGATTGTGTAGGTAAATTTCGTGGAAAACCACATATAATTGATTTTAAAACTTCAAATAAACCCAAAAAATGGGAATGGATTGACAATTATTTTATGCAAGGGGCGGCATATTCTGTTATGTGGGAAGAAATGACTGGTATTCCTATACCAAACCTTGCAATAATTATAGCAGTAGCTGATGATGTTCCTCAAGTGTTTATAGAAAATCGTGATAATTGGATTGAGAAATTCAAAGAGATTCGAAATAATTATGATAACAATTAACTTAGATACAATTATTCATGAAAAAAGATTTTGATTTTGCAATAAGTAGTTATTGTAATGCCGCATGTCCTTCCTGTAAAAGATATGAAAATTATTTCAATCCAATTGATTTACCCGAACCTCTACATCCAGGATTAAAACAAATTCATATGGATTTTGATGTGTTTAAATTTATAATTGAAAGAGATATTGATTTATTTAAAAACAGAACTGTGACATATGAGGGCGAATTGGGAGACCCTATGATTCATCCACATGTAAAATCTTTTATTGATTTTGGTACGGAAACTTTTAAATTGTTAAAAGTGGTTACTAATGGCGGCATTAGAACTCCAAAATTTTTTAAAAATTTAGGAGATACGTATAGTAATTTGGAAATAATGTTTTCAATAGATGGTTTACATGATGACTTGAATGGATTATATAGAAGAAAGGT